TTGCTGTGCGAAGTCATTATCACCATCTGTAAAAGACAGATAGTTTGTTGTTAATGCCATTCGCTTTTGGGCTGGTTCCAAATTTGGACCCAACGCAGGATTTAACGCCATAATTAATTGTTTTTAAGTTATGTTCTTTTTTTGATTTTTAATTTTGAACCATCAGCGCCAGTAATTGCTCGTACTTTTAATCCATTAATAAATACATCACCACCAGCAGTGGCACGAGGTTTCCCATCTTGTATATTTTTAGATTTTGCAATAATATCTTTAGTAGCATCGGCTTTACCTTGCTCATAAAAATGTTTTGCTAAAGTATCTGTATTATTAGCAGCATAAATTGCTTTATGATAGCCAGAATAATCTATTACTTCTCCTTTATCATTTAAGAACTTCTTAAAAATGGATCGTAAATCAGATTGGCGATCAGCAGTTTCATTAGGATTATGTAATTTATATCTAAATGTTTTGTCTCCAACGTCGAAATTGAATCCTTCAAAATCTCCTTTAAAAAACTTAACAGTATCAGATTTAAAATGTTTATGTTTATCCGTTTGTTCTTGCTGGTTCTGTTTGTACGCATTCCAAAAATCCATAGCTGCTTGATGTTCTGGTGTGATATTACTATTCAACTTGATTTCTTTATAATAATCACTTTTAGACTCTTCTAAGTAGGTACGGGCTTTTGCAATTTCTTCTTTATATGCGAGTTTTTTCTTTTTAATATCTCGCTCACTTTCCTCATCATTATTCCAAGTAAATTTATCATCTAATATAAATTCAATTTCTTCAGGATCTAAATGAGGTTTAGTTTTGTTATAATATTCTCTTAATACTACATTATCTTTAAGAGTAGTATAATCTTTATTTAAATTAACATAGTCTTCTACACTGCCTCCGGTTTCTTTCATAAATTTTACTAAACTATCTATATTTTCCGGTAGTTGAGCAACTGGTTCAACCGGAGCAGGAGAATCTTCTTTTTCAACCGGTTCTTTGTTTTCTATAATTTCTTCAATTACTTTTTCTTTTTCACTCTCTGCGGAAGAGGTTTGTTCTTCGGTGTGTGTTTCTCCCACAGGTGGCAATTCCACGTTACTTTCTTCCCCTGTTTCTTTCTTCTCGCCATCAGGCGGTAACACAACCCTTTCTGTCTCTGGCTCTGGAATGGCATCTTGTGTAGGTTTTTCAGCTAAATCTACTTTAATAGTAGTTTCACTTTTAGTTTTTGTTAATTTTTTAGGACGACCAGGTTTTTTCTTAACCTTAAATTCCCCTTCTTGTTTTACTTCTTCTGACATAATATAATATAATAATTATTAATTTTAGGTAGCTACAAAATCATCTGGCGAAAACCCCATTTGACCTGCACCAACCCCTGATTCAAAGTCTACTGGAGCACTATCATTAGTTCTTTGTGATATCATTTGACTTTGTTGAGTACCTTGTATTCTTGTTCTTTTGTCTTTTCTTTCTTCAATCATTTCTTCTTTTGCTTCATCTTTTGCAATTCTCGCAGCTTCTAATTGCATGTTATATTGATGTTGCTGCTGCGCCATTTGCATATCATGATTAAGTTGAACTTGCATTTTTTGAATTTGCAACTCCATATCCACTTTCTTTAATTGAGCTTCAGTTTCAGACAATGCTTGTTGTTTTTGAACTTCAGCCATTGCTTCTTGTTCTCTAGCTTGGGCCTGTGCTTGGGCCTGTGCTTGCATCATTTCTTTTTGAGCTTGTTGGTCTTTTTCAGCTTTTTTCCTACGTCTATATTTAAGAAATTGATTAGCTAATGTAAGATTTCTTACTTCTCTAATATCTATTGCATCTTCTAAATAAATTTGATTTTCTTTTAATGCTATTTGGATATTTTGTTCTAATTGAGCTTTTTCTTCTTCATCAGGTTCTAAATTTAAAAATATTCCAAAATCATGAATATTTAAATCTGCTAATTCATCTAATGTTCCTACATTATACTGAGATAAACTGTTCTCTAAAGATTCTCTCGTAGTAGGATACATTAAAGAATCCGCTACTCGCATAGAAATGTTTTCACACGTTCTGTGAGTTAAGTATAAACTTGCTTGTAAAATATGTCTAGTAGCTGTATTAGAATTTGCTGCTGCTAATTTTTGTAAACCTACTAATGAATCTTTATCTGGTGTACTTGCATCTCTGGCTTCATTTAATCCTGTTACATCTCTTATCATTTGCAAATAATAATTATACGTATGAATTAATGATTGTATTTTAGACATACCATTAGAGGAACTTAATTCTTGAATCGGTATTTTTCCTCTATTAGGATCTCCTTCTTGAGTTAAAGATCTTCCTACAACACTACCAGTTTGGAAATACATATTTAACGCTTCTTGTGGATTGTAATTAGTACCATTTCCTAAATCTACTTCAGCCAATCCATCAACATCCATATAAACACCATCTGGAACCATACGAGATAAAACTTGTTGGAGTTTTAAATGTGTTAATTGAATCATATCTGCAAAACCTGTAACTCTATTTACTAAAGAATTAATTCTTCCTTTATACATTCTAGGCGCACATATAGTATAATTCATATTAACTTTAACTGTGTCTGCTAATGGTCGCGTCATGTTTTGTGCTATTTCCCATTTAAGCATTTGAGGATGTCCTAAAATTTTAGCACCACTATATAATACTTCTATAGATCTTTCTAATTTACCATATCCTAACTCATTAGGAGGAGGATTAAAAGTATCTTGTTTTTCTAAAACTTTTTCTAATCCATAAGCACCTTCTTTTAATTTAAATACTTGGTTAGTGTATGTTTTATATTCAAAATATAATACTTGAATAGTATTATCGTCTTGTCGACCATTCCAATTTCTTAAATAGTTTTGGTTACCAGGATATTTTTGGATTTCTTCTAATTCTGCAGCGGTTAATCCAGGAAATTCTTTTTTTAATTCTGATAAACTTATTCCTTTCACTTCTCCTACATACCAAATATCTTGAAAATTAGGATCTTCAGTATACGACCAAACTAAATGAGCAGGATCTACATAATCTACTACTATTCCTTCTGACTCATTCCAATTCGTCTTTATTGCTCCAATGCCTAAAACTGCTAAATCATAATTTACTCTAGTTCTAGTTAAATCATATTTGTTTTTATCTAAAACTTGATTTATTACTTCTTCCTCAGCAACTTCTACAGATTGTTTAAAATCCATTTGTAAATGAACAGCTAGTTCTTCTTTATCTTGAGGAGCTGAGTCTGGATCAGGCGAATTAAATGCATCGATACCTAAAGTAATGCGAGCTTGATCTAAAAAATCTCTAGCATTTATATCAGTAAGCAATCCGGTAGCGTATTCAGTTCTTTGTCTTGAACATACTGGATCTTGTGCGAATGCATTAATATCAAAAGAACGTTGAGAAATTCCATTAACAACTATATCTACAAATTTAGGAATAATAGGTACAGGTTTCCAATCTAAATTTAAATAAGATAAATCTCCATCAATTGCTAATTCATCTTTATATTTTTGAATCGATTGTTCTCCTCTAGCGTATAATCTTAAACTATGAAAGTTTTGAAAGTTTTGATGAAATTTATCTCTTCCTCGTCCAGCCCAAAACCATTCTCCTTCTATTGCTCTACCTACGTGAAGGCCATATTCCCATGTTGCTTTTTCTGCATCAGGTACTACTTGATCAGGAAATGCACTATGACTATTTGTGTAAATTTTCATGTATTATCTATTAATTTTGGATATATACCCTGTGTTATCATAACTTTTCATACCAAGATTTATTGCTGTAATGTTTCTATCTGCCACTGGTTTGTATTTGTTTTTATTACATGCCATAATAGCTAAACCAGAACTTATAGTAGCATCGTGTTTAGTTCTGTTATTTAAATCAAAAGCCGCCCAATCTTCTAAAGTGCGTTGATGATACATATCACCATACCCTATTTCTTTCATTCCTACATAGTCTTCTACATAAGCTTCAATAGCGGCAGCATGGGCTTGTTTAATATCTTCACTAGAATTTGGTATACCTCCCACTTCTTTTTCAGCAAAGGAGAGTTTATTCCATATTTTATCTGGTCTATTCATAGAAAATCCTCTATATCCTCTTCTTTTTAAATAGTATAATAATCTAGGTTTATTATTCTCACATAGTAAAGGCATGCTATAAAAATGTAAAGCCATTAAAACATCTTCAAAAAATATCTCTGCAGTAGGAGGACGAGAGATGTATTCTAAAAAGAAATGATGAGGAGGACAATCTTCCATACTAAATTTACTTAAACCATGTAATGATCCTTTCGATCCTTTACCATCTACTGTGCCAGAGATATCATAACTATCACATCCAAACGCTCCTGCATGTTCATGAGCTGGACATTTAATTCCTTTTTTTATTATGATGTTATTTTGTAATTTTTTTGGAGGAACCCAACTTACAAAAAAACGTCCTTGTCGACTGGGAACAAACATAACCTTAGTATCTTTAATCCCATTTTCCCATAAAAAATTACCTTGAGTGACCACTGAATTATTATTAATTTCCTCATTATAGTCAATTTGTTCGTAAATTTTTACTAAATTAAATAAACTATTTTGAGTTTCATCCCTAAAAGCATGTTGTTCAGTTCTAGGAAATTGTCTATAAAATTCATTTAAGCCATCGTGATCTTCTTTAAGTCCGTCAGCTTCATTTTGCCAATGTTCGATAACTCCGATTGCAATATCCGCGCCATCAATTCCTTTGATTGGTTGTCCGGGATTATCGAATACAGGTAATCCATGAGTATCAATGTATCCCTCGTAAGACCATTCCATAGGTATGAATAAAGAATACAATCCCGAACTTGTTTGTCCATTTCTGTTTCTTCTAGTAACGTCTGAAGCATAGTATAGTTTTTTAAAATTATTTCCTCCCTTATCTAAAGCATTAGATGTACTTCCCATCATACACTTTCCAACTATTCTACTACCTAGTCTTAAGGTTGTTTTTGTTACTCTCCAGTTGTTTAAGATATTATCTGGTCTTTCCCATTTACCACTTTCATCATGAGCTAGTATTTGGAGTTTCTCACCATCATAACTATTATCTCCTGTATTTTTCCAATCTATTGTTGTATCTAGTCCTTGTAGTTCTCTTATCTGTTCATTGACTTCCAACTTGCGGCGTGTAAATTTAGATGCCGGGACCCTATATGCCAGTTCGGTTTTAGGACGATCCATACCATCCTGGATCGGTTTAAAGAAGAATGGATAATTAACCGAGATTGGTACAACTTTATCTGTGAACATTTTCTTAGCATCTGCTCCAGTCTTTGATAAAATCCCGTATCTACTGTCAGATGATATTGTTGCCTGATTAACAAGTTCTGCTGATGCCATAAAGGAAAATCCAGATCGTCTGTTTTTAAGGTAACACATTCCATAACATCTGGTATCTGCCTTGCAGGCTTCCCAAAAGATAAAGAATAATCTATTGGATTCTCTATAGTCTGGGGCACCAACGTCAATTTTTGACCATTGCAAGTACATGTAGTGAGTGCCAGTAATATAAGTAGTAACGCCAGCATTAAGAAAATAAA